AGTTTTGGACTTATTGATAATGGTGCATTCAATGCATGCAGTAGTCTAACATCCATCACAATTCCCAAATCGGTTACGAAAATTGGTGTGGGTGCATTTGCTGGCGATACAAGTTTGAACACGGTTACCTTTGATCCAAATTCGACTCTTGGATATATTGATGAGCATGCATTCGATACATGCAGAAGTCTAACATCCATCACAATTCCCAAATCGGTTACGAAAATTGGTCAATATGCATTTGCTGGCGATACAAGTTTGAAGGCGGTTACATTTGATCCAAGTTCGAGTCTTGGATATATTGATGACAGTGCATTCAGAGATTGCACAAGTCTAACATCCATCACAATTCCCAGATTGGTTACGACTATTGGTCAATATGCATTTTCTAACGATACAAGTTTGAACATGGTTACCTTTGATCCAAATTCGAGTCTTGGACTTATTGATAACCTTGCATTCCGAGAATGCACAAGTCTAACGTCCATCACGATTCCCAAATCTGTTACGAAAATTGGTGCGGGTGCATTTTATTATGTCCAAGGTCCAATTACGCTTTATAGTAGTGGATATACAATAGATATTAGTTCAGTAATAAAATCACCGGGTCCGGGTGGATACGATGGAAGCTTTCAATACATAAACATATAATTCAATCATTATATGATTTTACAAAATCATATCATAATTCAAAGATCCGAGTGCGAAAGCCATTGTATCGGCACCCATTCCACATACGAAACTTGTCCCGAAACATCACACGCACCCATAGGTAACCCCGGAATAATATTCTGCATAAAATAATAAATCAAATCGCGCAACCGATTTTTATGGACCAGATCCATCGGTGTCGCGCCCTGTGTATATTTGTTAAACAAATCGATCGCCTTTTTTGTTGGTTTTCCCTTCTCGTCAAAATATTCGCCAATAAAATCGGTTATCTCCGTCTCTAATTGCGAAGGACAAGTCAAATTCGTCTGTGAAATGTCCGTTGTATAAATGAGAACAGTTGTACCACCAAAGTATTTGGTCGATCCCGATGTTCCTGGAGCATACCCTCCACCACATCCTGGCGTACTACTCGATGACGATGGAGTATTAATATTGGCCGAAATATCCGACCCCCCACTTCCTCCACCATATCCCCCAGATCCCGCGCTTCCTCCGTTCAAAAACCCGCCAGGAACACACGATAATGGGCACTGAGTTCCACAACTATTTGATCCCGATCCACCCGAACTTCCCGAGGAGCCAGAGGATCCCCCGTCGCCTGAAGACCCGCCTTCAGATCCAGATGTCCCCATATTGGACGAACCTGAAAATCCACCATTTGATGTCATCGTCGAATTCTCATATGCCAGTAAATACGCCTGATAATTGGGAGAGTTGTCCATCCCAAAATTGGTAAAATTCGACCATAGCAGTGGATTCACCAAGGTCAAAGGAAACCAGTGGTCCGATGTCCATTGAATATTTGGCCAAATCGGTGCTTTCGTGGGTGTAACAGTACCGTCAGCAGTAATCGTAGGAACATTGGGTAAAACTTGATTGATTATATAGTACCCGATATCGTTCAACTTTTCTTTGGTTTCCGGTAAAACATTACCTTTTTGGGTCCAGTTTTCAATGTATTGGTTGATGGTGGTGTCCAAGATGAAATTATTGACGTCGAAATATTGGGCGATCCAGTGATCCACCAATTGATTCAAAGATGCGAATTGGGGATAATAGGGTAGGACATTGGGTTGGGCATCATTTTCGATATACGGGTGGCGCCGAGGCCTTGGGAGAGTACGTGCGCCTTCTCTTATGATATGTGTAGATGTGAAATGGTCGGTGAGTTTTTCAACTAAAAATATTATTCCAGTAAATATCGCGATAACAATTATAACGATAATCAAAATAAGTATAAATATGTCGCGTTTGGGTTTCATTCCCTTGACCTTATATTATTGCTAGATAACAATATAATAATATTTTGATAAAATCAAAAAGAGAAACATGATTGCCAATAAATATATAATCGAGACCAAAGTGGGTGAAGGCAAGTTTGGCCAAGTATTCCGTGGGTTTTATTGGAAACGGGGAGTCGATGTAGCGACAACCCGTGGGGTCGATGTAGCGACAACATGTGGGGTCGATGTACCTACAAACCTCAAGGTCCAGGTAGCGATCAAGATCGAAGGATCATATGCCATCCTCAAAACCCTACGCCATGAAGCCACACTTTTACATTATTTATATGAGAGAGGATCCCGCAAAACGCCCATCGTGTATTGGTATGGATTGGTAGAACAAAACCCCACCCTAGTGATGCCCTATTATGAAATGTCTCTGGAATATTATGTTAAACATATTCATTCGAATGATGATGGTGGTGGCGGAATGATTAATCAATGGTTTCGCTCCATGGTCGAAATCTTGGAAACCATCCATTCTCATTATGTTATTCATCGGGACATCAAACCCGCGAATTTTATGTTGCGCGAAGGTACGGGGGAGATAGTTCTCATTGATTTCGGTCTGGCCACTGTTTTTGTGGATGAAGGGCATCGACATTTTCCATCCCCCGCGGAACCAAAAACCACCATTCTAGGGACGCCTAAATATATTAGTTATAATGTCCATATGGGCGAAGAACCCTCTCGACGAGACGACCTCATTTCGGCCGGATATATATTATTATGGATGATTTTGACATCCGCGGGCCAAAGGTTACCCTGGGAAACGAATAGTGGTAGTGATAACGGCAAAGATATAGATCAAATTTCTCATCCGAGAAATCAAGAACTGGCTAAACATAAATCTTTGACATCGATTTCAACGATAATCGAACAATTCTCTGACACGGCAAGCTTGGGTAAATATTTTAACGATGTCTATTCGTTGAAATATTCCGAGGATCCCAAATATCAGGAATACATGGGATTATCCAACAAATAAATATATTCCAAAAAGATGGCGAGAAGCATGGGAAATTGCCATACCGAATACAGATGTTTATTGGGACCGTGCTTCGTTATATGGGTGGTTATAAATACATAGAAACTGAGTGCCATACTTATAAGTAGCGCAATAAAAAGCGATATTTTCAATGCATTCTCGACCAACATTTATGTAATTAGTGGGGATATTTTCTTGGGACCTCGGGACCTAGGGACCTACGGTTGAAATGTAACCTTTTTCTCAATCTTTTCGAAAAACTCTGGACTATATACCAAATTACCCGTTGGTTTATATTTTCCGATCGGTGTATATTCTTTGGCGGGTTTTTGACCTGAACCTTGGCCTTGTCCTTGACTCTGCTTAAAATTTAATAATCGGGCATTTGGATCATTATCATCGACGGGTTCTTCATCATCTTGGCCTCCCTTTTTCACGATTTTACCATATTCATCGACTTGGATACCCGTCTTTTTCTTAAATTCGGTTCGGACATAGGATGGCACCCAAGCCGCCCAAGAAATGAAAAGAGTATTGGGATGGACATACCGGATATGGAATTTATTCACCTCTAACTTGGCGATCAAATAGGCAATACAATCGGCCTTACTATAGACGGGTTCGCCGAAAATATATTCGGGTACCACGAACCAAATATGCTGTTCATTGGTTTTATTGCGAGCGGTCAAAGTTATTCGTTTATGAATACGGTTGAGGAGTTTGTTGAAAATCGAAACTTGTTTCAAATCGCGTTTTTGACGATTTTCATAGAGGTCGTCGATATTTATATTGGCTACATTGTCATCGTCATTTACATAGAGGAAACTGGCCATTATGAATTGTGGGTTAATATATTATATATTATATTTACGGTGAAAAATATAATATAAACCTTTTGGGTTCAAGAAAAGGATATAGGCAACCCACGTTTTGTATTCATAGACATATTTAGTTTGCGGATACAAAAACAGGGGAAAGACCTTCAATAAATGCAAAACAATACTTCTCCTCCAACCAAGATCCATCATATCGTAATAGCTGGTGGTGGTGTTTCGGGTTTGGCTGCATATGGTGTTTTGCGAAAATTACACGATGCAGGCCGATGGAATATCCAAGATATTCGGTCCATCTACGGAACATCCATAGGAGCAATGTTGGCCGTCGCCCTGGCATTGAAATACGATTTTCAAACCATTGACGATTATATTGTGCAGAGACCGTGGCACCAACTTTTTAAATACGATATTTATTCCATTTTCGGCGCATTTGAACGCCGAGGTATTTTCAATATTTCTATTATTGAGGAAATCTTTTCCCCACTATTCAAAGGGGCGGATACATCGTCACCAATATCGATCAATACGACTCTTGCCGAGTTTTACGAAATAACGGGGATAGATATTCACATGTATAGCACCGAAATCAATGCATTTGTCTCTGTCGATATTTCGCATAAAACCCATCCGGATTGGCGAGTCGTCGAGGCGGTCTATGCCTCGTGTTGTCTCCCCCTATTTTTCAGTCCTCTGGTGAAAGACGGTAAATATTATGTCGATGGCGGTATTTTCCTAAATTATCCCCTGGAACCATGTATCAGTAATTTGGATCAACAATGCGGGGGGGGATCTATTCTTGGTATTCGTAAAAAATACAAAGAATCGGAGAATGATAAAATCGGCGAAAACTCGAATTTGATGGATTATATTATGGTTTTACTGAATAAAACACTCATGATTGTGACAAAAGATGTCGATATCAATATCGATATCGATATCAGTACGGTTGTCCAAGAAGTAGTGATCGACGCCGCCGTGATTTCGGCGGTCGATTTGTTCAAAATGGTTTCTTCCCAAGAATTTCGCGAACAGCAAATCCAGGAGGGATGCGAAATGGCCGTCGCCTATTTAGGTCTGGATCGAGACCCTATAGAACCGAATCCACAAATTGAGATAGAGTGTCCGTCGTAATCTTGGAATCGAAATCGATCTTATTACCATCCTTTTTCATGAAAACGGTGGGGTATCCATTGATCTTGTATTCTTGGATCAAGGGGGATGCACCATCTGTGCAATCTACTTCTATTGTGGTTATCTTGGATCCTTTGACAACCTTCCCATCATAGGATTTCTTGAATTCATCCCAATGGGGTTTCGCCTTTTTACAGTGAGGGCACCAGTTGGCATAAAATAAATATACCTGAATTTCTTCGGGACGGTTATTGGCATTGGCGACATCCGAGGCTCCAGTAAGACCCTCCAAGCGGGGTTTGCCGAACCACTGATAGGCATAATAGGAGGCCGCCGCAAAAATAATGACTAAAGTGATAACCAAGAGGGTGCGTTTGTTCTTTTTAATATAATCGTCGTACAAATCTAGCCAAATTGATTTTGCCATGGATCTTTGATATTGGATTTACTTTTACTATATACGTGGAAAATAATTGCGCAATTCTACCCCATTTTTTCTATCTATAATGTAAGATAGGGTATTGTTATAATGTCACAAGAAACATTCAGTGAAACCGAATATAATAGTAATGATGGTATGCTGACATCCGTATGGGGGCCAAGCACTTGGCATCTCATGCATACCATGAGTTTCAATTATCCAGTTAAACCTACACAACGAGATAAAGAACATTATCGCAAATTTATATTGAATTTAGAGAATACACTTCCATGTGGCAAATGTCGCGAGAATTTGAAGAAGAATTTTGCGCGACTCCCATTGCGAATGCGTGATATGAAGTCGCGTGCAACTTTTTCCAAATATGTATATGATTTACACGAGGTGGTGAATGATATGTTAGGCAAAGTATCGGGATTGACGTATGATATGGTTAGACAAAGATATGAGAATTTTCGTGCGAGATGTTCGACGAAAATGCGGGACCAAAAACGGAAAAAGAAGTGTCGCAAAAATACGGCAAAACATAGAACTAAACCGAAGAAGGAAAATGGCTGTACCGAACCCATTTTCGAAGGAACCAAGGCTAAGTGTGTGTTGAAGATTATTCCTCATGACGAAAAATGTGAGACGTTTCAAATTGACGAAAAATGCGTGAAAAAACGGTTAGAATCATCGCCGTAAAATAATAATCGATATATATATAACGATTAATACCATGGAACAACTAAATAAAAAAAAATCAATATGTAATTTAGAGAAAAAAATGGAAAAAATGGGATCGATCCCTTTTTGGTCCGAAGATCCCAATATCCTTTTTCAGTCCCCCTACTTGCTCGAATTTTTTCCCACTGAATCGATGACTTATAACCAAAAATTAAACGCCGTTACACGATCCGTTATCCTATTGATTGTGATCGCCCTCGTTTTTAATCGTAGCACCCGTCTCCTGATTGTTGCCGCCATTTCTATCTTGGCCATTTTCTTTATGCATTACGTGCATATGCAAAAACAAGGCGAAGGTTTTGCTGGGTCTCTTGATAGAGAAAATGTTACAGGATCACCTTTTGCGGATACCGAATCACTAACCAAGACTGAAGCCTTGGATCCAGCCGTATTCGATGTCCCCGTAAAATCGACCAATCCTTTAGGCAATGTTCTGGTTCCCGACTACGAATTCAATCCCCACAAAAAGCAGGCACCCGCCGCCGACAATAAATACGTGAAAGATGATATTTTGAAACAGGCAAAACAAATGGTCATTGACCAAAACCCGGGAAATAAGGACGTTGCCAATAAACTATTCAACGATTTAGCGAATGATGTTATTTTTGAACAATCGATGCAGCCCTTTTATAGTACGGCGAGTACCACTATTCCGAATGATCAAGCCGCTTTCGCCGACTTTTGTTATGGCTCCATGGTTTCATGCAAAGAGTTAGGTGGAGGAGCTAATTTTGCATGTGGTCGCAATAATCCGCGATACACGACACCCTAGAGACCATTTTTTGATAATATATAAAATCCCTCAATACCTTATATTATCAAACTCGTATATGAACATCATCTATTATTTACTACAGAAATTCTTTTATGAAGAAAAATTACAGACGGGTGGTCTCTTATCACTATCGCTATTGATAACCTTGATCCAGACCAATGTCATTTCCGTGGTTACTGCCAATATTATTCAAAGCATTGAGAAAAAATCCATGTCGGTCACCATGCAAAATTTCCGCGTATTCATGTTTGTTTCCGTCTTCTTCATTATTATTTATTATATCTATCGAATCATGCAAAACAATCTCGTGACCAAGATGATGCAATGGATTAAACACGAGGTTTTCAAAGTTATTTTGATGGTGAATAACGAGGATATGTGTCATGTCAATTTCGTCGAATTCATTACCCCCATTACGCGTATTTCAGTGTCGTGTTATATTCTGTTTTACGATCTCCTTTCGACCATTATGCCAACCATCGGATTTTTACTCGTAATCTCCGGATTCTTTTTGTTTAAAAATCCATTTTTTGGCTCCATGTTCTTATTGGGGAACGCATTCTTGGTCCTTTATACCGCGTATCATTGGAATGACATGGTCGCATACAAAAATCGCCAAGAAGATATGATTAACCGGAATGAGAAATATTTAGTCGATATTTTGAACAATGTGGATAAAGTAATTTATCGAGGTCAAGTGAAAAATGAAATCGACACATTCATGTCCAAGACCGCGGAATGTATAGGTCTTTCCAACCAATTCTCCAATTTCGTCACTCGACATACGATGACCATGACCATTTTTGTCTATTTGATTATTTTCTCCTCGATTTTCTATTTGATACATCTCCGATTCGCAAACCGGATTACGACAACCATTTTCATCAGTTTCTTTACTGTTTTGTTGTTATATCGCGACAAAATTCTCAATACCATTAACAATATTCCCGATTATCTGGAATTTATGGGACGTCTCGATTATATTATCGGCACTTTCGATAATATGTTGGGTGACAAACAAAATGTCCAAGAAATCGTGGAAAAGGTCTATGAACCTGTGAATTTGACCTTTGATACGATTGATTTTAACAATGTTTCATTTGAATATAAAAAGACGGATAGGTTAATCTTGGATAACTTCTCCGTACATTTAGACATTGGAAACAAAATCATCGGTATAACAGGTTTATCGGGTAAAGGTAAGTCATCCTTTGTTAAACTCATACTTCGACTCTACAACCCCACGTCGGGGTCCATCCGGATTGATGGACACAACATCGAAGAAATCGACCCCATTTATTTGCGCAAAAACATTACCTATGTCAATCAAAATTCGAAATTGTTTGACAAAAAGGTGATGGATAATATTTTGTATGGATGCAACGATCACGCGGAATGTAATAAACATTTAGACGAAATTTTGAAACACGCGAAAATCCAAGAATTGTTCCAGAATGTGGATATCAAAAACGCCAATGTGGGATCTTTGGGCGAGAATTTGTCTGGAGGCCAGCGCCAAGTCATTAATCTGATTTCGGGGTTGATTAATCCGTCGCAGATTTTGATCTTGGACGAACCCACCAATGCCTTGGACATTGATTTAAAACGCCATGTTTTGTCATTGATTAAACAGTTCAAACCCTACAAAAAGAGTATTATTATTATTACTCATGACCAAGATGTTTTCCCACTGTTCGATGAAAATGTGCGAATCTGATAAAATATATTCTATTAGTATATTAATAGAATAGATAGATGTCTTACTCGGCTTATAATTATAAATTTTACCAATTGGACCGTATTGGTGATGATAATGTAAATGAGACACAAAATGACGCGCAAAATTCGCGTTATGCCAATTATACTACGTCCAATTTTTTCAGCGAATTTCCATCGGATTCGCAAATAAAATTCGCCACGGCTCAGCCCATCGTTATGCCTAATGGTATGTCTCAGGGTCACGGTTTAGTCGGTGGAAATGTCGATGTGGATTCCAAATTAATGCATGGCAAAGAACAGGAGCGCGCTTTTAGCCGTCTCAGTCTCATTCAACGCCCCTTTGCCACCGTCCCCTATTTAGGAAGAGGCTCCGTCGATCCCAATGTCGAATCCCACTTGATACAAGGCGAGATCATCACCGATAAAAAAGGTGTGACAACGGTTACTAGTCAGAGCTTTTTGGGACATGTCATCCACCCCAAGGACTCGGAGATGGCCGAGCACGTTAATAACACCAAATACACAGTGGAGGAGAGTGCTATGCGCGGTTGGGTTCGTGGTGGTATTCCCACGCGTGATCAGGAAGTCGATATGTATGCCAGTCAGCAAAAGAGATAGAGCCACCATGATAAAATATCTCTTGGAAAAACACATAAAACAATGTATCTATTATCTTTATACATTGTTTTACAAATGGACTCGGGAGACCGAATAGACGCTGCGCTACCACAATATGATACGTCCGAAAAAAACATTGAATATACGAATGATTTCGAATACAGAGGATGGTTACGAAAATTGTTTTGCATGGTTACACCCGAAGATATGAAGACGGATCTAGATATCGACGAAATCAGTCGCGATGAAATGGATTATGACGAAGAAGCCGCTTCCAAATATATGGACCATATTTTAAATTCTACAGTAAAACATCCTCTATTTGCCGATTTATATCAATGCGCTGCGGGCCTTATGTTTTCCGTAGATCGGAGCGTGGGATTATGTGTGTTGCTTTCCTATGATTATTTACCATGGTTCCATCGATGCCTTTGTTGTTTTTTTGAAACACCCGATGAATTCAACGAAACGCACCCCGATTATGTGAAATTACGTGAAAAAATAGTATGAGGGTATTGTATATAGTATATTTCACATATAAATGTCATCAGCAAGGGCAAAAAATCAACCTGGGAATTATAATGCCGAACAAATGGCCTATAAACAATCGGCTGAATATATGTTAAACCGTGAATACGCCTTTGCCAATCCTTCGTATTTGGCTGGCGACGGATTAATACAGGGTCATCTTCCAGATACTGTTTTGTCGAGAAATCCCAATGATATCGAATCCTATTTGTTCGGAATCGGGTCAAACAATTTAGTAAAACCTCAGACGGGACCCTTTTATGCGAAATTGAATGCGATAGATAGTATCTCGATTATGCACAAAGTTCCGCTCATTATGCCTCGCGATTTGATGGTTGAAAGGGATCAGCGTCAGTATCCTATGAAATAAACGAGGAATTATTTGACTCGGTTTCGTCGTCGCCTCAAATTTTTATAGGTCTTGCCATTTTTTGGAAAATAATATCGCCCAATGTTTTTGTTCCATCGACCCCCCAATATCTGGCAGAATCGAATATTGATTTGTCTCCAATATCATCAAGTGGAATAGAGAATAAATAACTATTATAGGCGGCTTTTACTGAGGGGCGATAAACGCCATATTCACCATTGGATAGACCGCCTATATGTACTCCGCCACCACGTTTATAATCGTACATATTAGCACATACAACACAATAACATACGAAAACGCCATTCCAGAAACCATGGGCGCGACATTTTGCGCAATTATGGGGACCTGTATTCATTTTATGGTTTTTTGCCCAATTTGATGGAAATTGCGTGGAGTATATCACATTGTCATATATATAATAGGCATTTGGTGGAGCCATTTTGTTTGGGTTGATATATATCGTAATGAAGGTTATATATCAATTTTTTGGATCTAGATCTAGTTGAATTTTACCACGATTTTGACATTCTCCTTTTTCACGCATTTGCATGCGGAAATGGAGAGTTCTTCGCGCTTCTTACGAGTTTTACTATTATCACCTACAAGGGTGATGGAAACTTGATCACCATCGATGATACTCGTCGGCGTTTTGCGATTCTTGGACAAACTATTGCGTTCATTCATGTCACGCTCGATCGTTTCATAGTTTTCCTCGATATATTGAATGATCCCATTCTCGATGGCCCATTTGAAAAAGTTCAACTGACCAATCGTCGTTTCCATGGACGAATCATCGGAACAAGGAATGCTAATACGTTCCCAACGACAAAAAGGGTCGAAACGACGTTTAGCATAGGCCTTGAGCTTGAGTTTGTAGTCATTATAGACCTTGAATCTGGTGGTTTCGGTGGGTCTCAATGTATCCGGGACATCATAGACGGTGTAGTATTTTTTGGCGAAATTCGTGACAAACCAATCGACTATTCGGAGCGAAATCATGGATTCACCATTGATAATAGAAATCATTTTTTGTAAATGATCTTTATTTTGGTAGAATTGTGTGAGATTCGACATTAGAAGGTCATTTTGCGTATGTAATTGGGAGGCGGTTGTATATGTTCTGAGAGACATGATTAGGGGGTTTTGGTCGGAATGTTTATATTATTTTTGAGGGGATTTGTTTATTTTGGGAACACCGATAATTTAGATCCAATACTTCTATAGTAAAAACCGTTATACGCGACTTCCTTATCTAGGGCCTTTGCCATCGTTTTATCACTCATATGGAGTTTCCGTAAAACATCATATTTACATATGAACTCTTGGATCAATTGATTGGATGCGTCATATTGTCCAACCCCGTCTTTGTAAAGAATAGGGGATTTGCCATTGTTATGTTGTTCTTCAAATTTGGTTTTGATAGTATGATCACATTTTTCATATAAAACATAATAATATCCGTTTGCGATGATTCCATTTTTCATAGGATTATCCAATGCTGATGCCGAATATCCGTTTTGAATAGCCGCCGTTTTTCGATCCAAATAAACATTGAGGATTTCGTTTTTATTGGTATTAAGTTTTGCGACATATCCCAGAGTTTGTGTTCTTACTTTTTTAGTGGGTTCTATATCTACAATTATGTTTGGATCGGCATTTCTATCAACAAACATCCACCGAAATCCATTATAAATAGTATTAAATTTAACGGAATTATTGATGCTTGGTCTTTTGTTTTGTGGATTTTCTCTAATACACTCGGAAACAGATTCATAAACCTTTACTAATTGTAATGTTTCTGGATTGATTTTTTGTAATCTTGGACCAACAGTTATTAATGGTGTTTCGAAACCGGTCGTTGTTTTTGTTTGCATTTTATTTAGTTTTTCCAGTATTTCTTTATTGGATTTTTCTAGTTCTTGGTTGGATTTTTCCAAGACGGTCATTTTTTCGAATAATTGGTTTATTATTTCATTGGAAGGATGATTTTGAGGTTCCGTGATAAAATGATTTGTTTGACCATCGGATTGATTGGTCAATAAATTCTTGATTATTTCAATTTCACAGAAAATCTTTTCGTAATCCATATCATTGAATCGTTGAATATTTGTCTTTACAATATTGAGTAAAATATTATACGACATGTTTTTACCTACCAGAAAAAGTTCATTTTCGTTTTCATGTCCTTGTAAATCCTTCACTTGGTTGATTCTTATATCAGGATGATTATGTAGAAAGGATTCGAAATCCTTACTCTTTTTTACAAGGAAACAATCCATTAGACAAACTTCCTCGTATTTGGATTTATGTTCATTATATCTTGCTAGAACACCCTTTCTACTTTCACCGATCTTGACAATATATTCTCCAGATTCGTAGGATTTAACCTTGATTATATAAACAAGTGCTCCTGCATTACCAAATTCTCTCAATAAAATATTTTGTTTTTCTTGTTCCTTTTCTTTTTTGAGAGAATTGATAGTGGCTTTACTGTTTTGTTCCGTTTTTACCATTTGCGATTTTAACTGATCAAGTTGCAATTTCAATTCATTCCCTTCTTCATTGACAACCTCATGTAAGGTTTCTTCTAATTTGATATAATAATCGTGAATTTCGTCGGCTTTCTTTGTTCCGGCCTTTAGACAAAGGCGTTTAAATGCATTGATTGTCATGATAAACGTTTCCTTGTTGTGACCCCCATGTTTTCTTTCTTCAGAAACTTCATCACTTGATATTGATCCTGTTTTATAATCGACATCTACTTGAAAATATTTCTCAAGAAGCCTTTTTGCATTAACTTTTTGTTGAAACCCCAACCATTTCCAAACATTATCTAGATCAATAACAAAATCTCTTGTTGAATTATAATTCAAATATGAATAAAAACTCGCAATAAATAATTGCTGGTCTTTGTTTGTAAATTTACTTTTAATTCTCGAAAGCAATTTGTTTTGACACGAGTTGGATAACCGCGTAATTGGTATTTTCTCTATCAATTCGACTATATTTAAATTTGTCATTTTTTATATAAAATATTTAACGATTTCTTTATATTATTTATTCTTGATTTTGCTTTTTAAAACCAAAATCAAAACCTGTTAGTAAATAATCTTTATCCTCCGCTCGGATGAGCAAGATTGTCAAACCATAATAAAGCCAAATTATAATTTATTTCGTGCATAAGCAAATTATATATAAAGTCCATGTATTTTATGCTGATACATTCATAAATTTTTTAAAAAACTGAGATAGACATTGAGTAATGATATGTAATATTTCATTTATATTTGATACACAATGGTAAATAAATGCATTATAATCGAATCTTACTTTGCCGGCCTCAAAAGCAAGATTAAAATTCTTGAATTATATATAATTTCTCTGGAAACTTGCTTTATGCACGTATAAAGCAAGATTAAAATTCTTGAGTATAAAATACATATATTTTATATTAATTTACTTATTTTTTAATAAAAATATACAAAAAACCACTGCATAATGGTGCGATCAATTGGAATACGCGACCCCAGCCATGCCTGAGAGCACTCTGAGAACGTTGTAGTTGGTGGCATAGACACGCACCTTGGCGGTGTTTGTTCCACCGACAGTGGCGGACGAGAGCACAAGTTGGAGTGTGGCGTTGTCAATTCTGGAGAAATTGCACGTGCCGCTGGGTTGCTGCTCTTCAGGCTTCAAGGAGAAGGAATACACGTTGATACCAGTGTCGGGTGCGCGGGTGTGGCACTGGAAGGGTTGGACAACGTCGAAGTAAGAACCCTCACGCTCAGAGAAGCGGTCTTGGCCGTTGAGCTGGAGCTTGGCAGTCACAACGGGGTTCTGGCCCCAACAGTGCATGTCAAGGGCGGTCTCGGCAAGAACGAAGGTGCCAGCATCAGAGACAGCGGACTCTGTGGTAATACCATCGTTAAGTCCGGCCCAGCCAGTAGTAGTATTAAGTGAAGTTGCTAGGATATCAAGGGCGGCGGGGTCGTTGAAAAGACCGTTGGAAAGCATGAAGTTGTTGGAGGCAATCTCTGCGGCACCACCGAAAGCGAAGGATGCATTGGGGAGAGCATCAATCGCATCAGTGTAGTTGAAGGGTTGGGCACCGAGGGTGCGGTAGAGGATCTGACCACCGATGAGGGAAGAGCAGTAATCGACGTTGGCATCAGGCTGGACAACCCAGACAAGCTCCTTGCAAGGGTGGTTGAAGTTGAGCTTGATCTTGTTGGAAGAGGAACCGACGGACTCGTCGCCGGTGAATTGGAGCTGCTCGATGAGGTACTCGTGGGGGTTCTGGGCCATCTTGCGGCGCTCATCGGTGTCGAGGAACACGTAGTCGATGTAGAGAGAGGCAGCAACAAGGGATTGCTGGTAGGCGGCAGTGACGGTGCAAGGGGCAGTGCCGTTGTTGAGAAGGGAATTCACGGCCCAGAGGCACTCACCAATGGGGCGGAAATCGATGTTGATCTTGACCTCGTGATACTGTAAGGCAATGAGAGGGAGGGCAAGGCCGGGGTTGCGGCAGAACCAGAAGAGGAGGGGAATGTAGAGGGTGGTCTCAGGAAGGGCATTGCGGGGAGCGCAAACCTGGTTGGGGCCAGCGGAGGCAGCACAGGGACCAGAGATGTTGGCAAAGGTGGGGTCAGTCACGTATGTGAGCTGGGTGGTGTTACCAATCATCTTGAAGTAGCCACGGAGTTGCTCAGCTGACATGGTGAGCTGGTTCCAGATGTGCATCCAATCACCGTATTGGCGATCAATGCGTTGGCCACCGATCTCAACCTCGACTTGGGCAACAAGTTGCTCACCAATGAAATCGAGCCAGCGGGCATAGACACCGAGAGTACCAGTATCACCAGTGTTTCTCATAGACTGGTTGATCTCAGGGAGAGTCACTTGGAGGTAGGTGCGGTAGGCGAGATCACCGTTGCGGGAGATCGTGCAGGTCACACGGCGACCGAAATCGGCCTGGCCCGAGAATGTTTGCTCGATGGACTCCATAGCGAAGTTTGTGTATCTGCGGTAAGAGACTTTCCAGAATGTGATCTCGGGTGTTCCAGTGAGGAAGACGTCTTGTGCGCCATAGGCGACGAGTTGCATGAGTGCTCCGGCCATTTTTGCTAATTATATTCTTTCCAGAGAAAATAATTTTGGCTAAAGAAACCGAATTGTCTAAATGGGGTGAATTGGATTGGGTGTTATGTATGTGTGAAATATGGGGTTATGGATTGGTCAGTTTGTTTATTTTGTTACTATAATGGTAACAAAATACGTGAGTTATTTGGATCTGTATTTTTTTGTGGTGCGTTTATGTGAGGGTTTGGGTTTGTTTTTACGAATCGTATGTTTTTTTCGTTTGGATAAAATAACGCGAGACTTGCGTTTTTTTGTTTTAGAACCACCTGAAAAATATGGCAAACTGATTGCTTTTTCAAATAGTTGTCTCGTAGTAAGATTATCATTACCATCGGTAGTAGAACCTGCGCCACCGCCTGCACCACCGCCTGCACCAGGACTAAAAGCACCAAGATTACCATAGCGTCTCAACTCTTCTAATCCTTTAATTACAATTGGTGTTCCGGTTGAATATGTACGTTTTAAATCAGGACCACTGTTACTACTTAAGCTAGACATTGTTTGTTCTACAACCGTCGGTGGTACTAAATTTGTACCATAATTTAAATCAGTCATTTGATCAGCCATCGTGACTAATATTTTATCAAAATCTTTTCCAAAAAATGTTTCACATGTTGCATAATCATAATGATAAAAAGGATAAAATAATCGAACAGTATTTGCATCGGGTGTTGTAGGATAAAGAGAATTCGATAAATACTGTAAAACAGTATCGAAATCGAAATCTACAGTTTGCGATACAAAGGATCCGTCTTCATTTTTTATTTGTACATTATTTATTGATATAATAGAACTCTCTCGTTTTGATTCAATTAATCCATTTAATTTTTGTCCCATATCCATCGAAAAAGAATATAATGGATCGTTAGAATTATTCGCAAAAGCCCCCGCTCTTTCCAAGAAAAACCCACATAGTAAAATATGAAATTGAGATAATAAACATGATATAATAATATTTCGACGTTCTTCTTTTTCAATATATATCGTTTTTAATTTTTCCTCGTTTTGTTCCAAGACGGCTAATTCCTCCGGTGTAAGCGTGCTTTTATCAGATACTAAATATACACCCCATTCAACCGGAACTTGTATTTCATACAAATAAAATAAAATGATAAATGCATTTCGTAGAAAATTAATATATACAGGATTACTATTAATGTATGTATCAAGTGCCTGATAAGCAATGGTTTGATATTTCATTTCAGCATTATCGCCTTTTCTAATCGAACGTCGAATTTTTAATTCAGGAATTTTACTAAAAATTTCAGCAGCAGAATCTATAGGTAAATCACAAAATCGAATGAATTGATTATAGTCTATTTTAAATCCACCAGAAGTGTTTCTTATAAAATTTGTCATTAATTGACTTATACTTTCCATCACTATAATGGTCATTGCATCGGTCGGAACCAAATAAGTACCCTGTTGGGATAATGTCAATATGGGTTCGCCTTGTGGATCAGCTGGAGGTGTGTATCCAAATATTATCTCTTTTATTGTTTGAGGAAGTCGATAACGATAATTTGATATAGTAGCCAAACCAAATAAATTTTGCCCACCTCTGCGAATCTTATTATTTATATAGGCACATGTTGGAACCAAACGTTGTCTCCATGAGGCTACTATATTTCGTTTCCATATTTTTTCCATATCTTTGGTTTTAAAACTGATCGAATCTCTTCCAAATATAATATCGATTAATCCACCGCGCAGAACCAATCTGTTTTTCCAGATTCTTTGTGCCAAATCTTTTGCCATTTGTTCATTAAATACGATTTGACTATAACCCATATGATCGATTTCAATACATATGAGTGAATCGTCGTTTTTTTCGTAATTACTATCCGCGTTGGCGTACAAATATTCTAAGATAAAATCATGAATCTTGGTCCATGCGCCCTCAATGTTCATGATATTTGCTCTTGGCCAAATTGCTTGTAAAAATGCTTCAACATCTCCATTGAATCCAATATGTCTATGTCTAATTGTCGTCAAATATTCCAAAAAATTTCCAGATGTGGGGGGTTGTCCCCAAAGATTAGCGTTATACCATGCTTCCATAAAAGCATGATAATCTTTCATTAATGGAACATACGCCGTTTCAAATAAATCTAAATACCACAAAGCATCCAAAATAGACAAAACATGTTCAGTATGCGGAGGCTCCTTATTACCCTGTGGTCTTCCCTGTGTCATAGGACTTTGTTTAACGAGAGGCATATTTGTCAGCCAATCGGTCATAGATATTATTTCACGCATGCTAATATATTCAAGTTTAGTATTCGGTATTCCGAACAAAGTGCCCGCACCAATCGATTCAAATATGTTCGTTGTATCATAATTGTATACGAAACCTCCATCAGAATCACCAATGGGTTTAAATTTAGAAGGCGGGGGTATGTTTAATGGAGGAACATGACAACCAAAAAATTGTGGATACCTTGAAATAAATGTTACATAATTTTGTCGGATACCCGGACCATCCGGACCATCCGGACGCATATCAATTGTAAAATAATTACCGATGGTTCCTCTACCTTGAGCCGAAACCGCAGCGGGATTCATCTGCGTGCGTGCGGTCGCCCATGTTTCAACAATAACATCTGTTGTTCCATTATCACATAATTGTCTCTGTCTTGCAATAACGTGTCCTGGAACATTTGCGATTGCTGTATGAACATTTGTATGTCCAGCTCTACCTTGTCCTAAATTTGCAGAACCCTCAACTCCCAATGGACCTTGCGCGAGTGGTTCGCTTTTAAAAATGGTTGCACCCGTCTCATTTTCACGACTTATTTTTCCCAATAAAGACATAGACATATCACCAGAAGTTGCTATTACTGGAGCAGTTTGATTAAGTTTCCATTTTTTAAATCCACTATTTGATTTTATTTTTTTCTCAAATTGTTTTTGGGGTAAATTTGAAAACGTCGATGTTATATATTCCTCATACTGACTTCGTGCATCATTTTTTTTAACAACATTGCTAGAATCAATGCCCCTTCTTGACAAAAATTGTTCTCCGCGTTTTTCCGATATTTCCGATATTATTTTCGATTGCGTTTCTGCTTTTTTTTGTTCATTGATACTACGTGTTTTACCGCTTGTTCTCTTATTAACCATAAAATAATATCAATAATATAAAATATTCAATGTTATATTATTACTAGATTTTAGAAATGGGTCTATTCATCCCTCAAAATTCGTAACAATAAAATTCTCTAAATAATCCTCGCGAAAGACTTCTCGCCGTCTCTCATGTTTCTTGGTAAATACATAAGAATCCTCCGCCTTTTTTACCGTCCAGCCTCTCTCGATCGCATTAAAAATAAAAATCATCTTTTGCATTTTGGTGGGCGAAATATTGCCCGATGAAACGACCACTTTTTCAGGCATCTTATAATAGATATCTTTGTAAAATCGCCATTTTTACCGAATAATCATCGAATAATGATGAAATTTATATTTTTCCAAGAAAAGGATATTAATCTTTACAGCGAATCCATTCTAAATCCCTTCCCTCAAAATGTCCAAGATAATATCATCTCTCGATGAAAAACATACAGATATGTTAAACCAATTTCATGAAATCGAAACCACCATTATTCCTAAAATTCTCCAAGATATAGAACAACTAAAGGCCCAACGCCGATCCCTTACCAAAGATCAAATCGACCTCTATATGGATATTCGCGACCAAATCTTGGCTAAAAAGGCCGAAATTCGGGACCTCCAATCCAAGAAAAAGAGATATCTCTTGGATAATTCCCGATATATATTCGACTATTTCGAGCAAAAGAAACACATTTCGGCGGGGGGAGAAGCGGGAAATCAAAACGTCAATGTTCTCAACTCTTTTTTCAAAATTCAGACACCACACCCAAACAATCGATCCATCGGTGCGTCAGAATCGCAATCCACCAAAAAAATCGACACCGAAAAATATGCCCAATCGAAAAAATTCTACCAAGAATATTGGCGAAATGTCAATAATGAATTCACTAATCCCCAAGATTATTATATTTCTGCCGCCGACGTCTGTCAAAGTTGTCATCGTGGTGAATTGGTTCCCCAAGACGAAGAAGGAATATTGATATGTAACAATAACCAGTGTGGCAAATTCGTAACCTATATTGTGGATAATGCCAAACCCAATAACAAAGAGCCCCCCAATGAGGTATCTTATACGGCCTATATTCGTCTCAACCATTTCAAGGAAATCCTCTCACAATTTCAGGCCAAAGAAACCACCCAGATTCCCGACGAAGTCATCGATGCGATCAAGGCCCGTATCAAGAAGGAACGTATTACCGACATGTCCAAGATTAATTACGAAAAAATGCGCGAAATATTGCGGAAATTGGGGCTAAACAAATATTTCGAACATATCCAATACATCAATTCGATTTTCGGAATCAAGCCGCCCATTATGAGCGAGGAATTACACGAAACGCTGTGTGTTCTTTTTATTGAGATTCAGAAACCATGGGCACTTCATTGCCCCGCTGATCGGACGAACTTTTTCAATTATACATATACGCTGTATCAATTGTGTGTTTTACTGGATCAGACACAATATTTGCCTTATATTCCATTGATGAAGGATGTGGAAAAACAGCGGCAATCGGATTTGGTATGGAAAAAAGTATGTCAGGATTTGGATTGGGAATTTTTCCCGAGTGTATAGATTATGATTAGTTAGATATGGTTTTATTTCCAAAGTATAAAATAAATTATCTATAAAACAATTTATTTTATTAGTATAACAACTAAAATTTTACAGTTTTATTGAAAAAATATGGGTATGTAGTGTGGTGTGGGAAACAACTTATAACCCCCCAGGGAAACCGACCAAGTTGGCACCGATACCGAATCCAGCACCACCACGAGCGGAAGCACTCATAGATGGAACAAACACATCGAGAACACTAAATGTAGCGGCGGCGGTCAAAGCAATAATAATAACCTCCTCCAATTTGAGGGATTGTTTGGGGATGGCATAGGCGGCAATAGCAACCATAATACCCTCCACCAAGTATTTAATAGCTCTCTTGATAAACTCTGTGAAATCAAATCCGGCAGGCATTTTTGTTAAATATATTATACCCTACGAAAAAAATCAAAGAAAAATCAAAGAAAAATCAATATAATATTCTCCTCTAAAAATACTTAAACGATCTTGGACATTTATTCCTAAATGTCGAAAACAAGTTTTGAACGTAAAAATCTCCCCAATGGGAAACCGAATCCTAAATATATCGATGTCCTAGAGGAGGACGATCCCATCGCCGGTCAAAAATTCGCATGCATGTCTTTCATTTCTCCCGAAAAAATCTTACAAAAGCGCGAGACCTATTTGTTCGACCAATTCGTCCAACAATGGGACTTCAATAAGTCCATGACAAAATTCTTGGATTTTGTCCATTTTATCAGTTACAAATACAACTTAAATGTGGAAAAAGTCATCACCGATCTCAATGAATTCTCCAACGAGGAGGAGACCAGGTTGAAGGCATCATCCACCAAGGACGATTTCGCCACATTCTTGGATAAGAACGAAACGCGTTTGAACGAGCTCTTCCAAAAGGAAAATTCATTCCAAACTTCGACACGTGGTCTCAAGATTCGCGGCGTCTTCTCCACACAAGAGGAGGCAGAGATGCGATGTAAGAAATTGAGGGAGGGTGATCCTAATCACGATATTTTCGTCGGGCCCGTGGGTATCTGGGTTCCCTGGGACCCCGATGCCTACAAGACGGGTCGTATCGAATTCATGGAGGAGGAGCTCAACCAGCTTCATAGTGAGAAAATCAAGAATGAGAAGAAGGCCAAGGAAGAATTCGAACGTCGTGTCAAAGAGACCAAGCGCAAGGCAATTGATGATAATATCAAGTTGGCGGAGAAATCGGGTAATGTTTTGACACAAACCATCAACGAGGATGGAAACTTGATCGGTGTCCGCGAAACCGTGGATTTCGAGAGTCGCGAGGTAGCTGAAACGAAGAAGGGTGATGCGGCGGACATTCGCAGTGAGTTTTTGACCGAATCTGGATCTGAACCCACTGCATAATAATAAACCGATTTATCTGGTAAAAATATATTGACATTAGTATATATACTTCTATAATAATGTCAGCTACAACCGTTTTTAGTAGAACATCCGCAAAAAATAATCTTTTACAAGATGATCGATATATAGCAAAACAATCTTCAAATCGACGAGCTCTGCAAGCACTTGGTTATACATTATCCTCGTGTTCTGTCCCGGCAACTGCATTTACCTATACTCCTCCTGCAAATGTCACGAGTGCATCCAATCCTAACAGTAGTAGTATAGCAAAATTAAACGCGCAAAAGATGGATCGATATACCGCTACACAAACATCGAATCGAAATGCTTTACAAGCACTCGCTAATACAATTGGTGGATGTCCAGGTCCCATTCGTAACTATACTACACCTATTGTTCCCTGTGCCAATCAAAGTTTATTTGTGTAATGGGGCAATCAAAATGTCTTTTCACAATGGATACAATATCGTATTGACATAGAACTTTCCGGTGAAATATCGACCAAATCATCGACCACATAATGACGGCAATTTTTTTCCAAATATTCATTGATCAATGTCAAAATGCGATTCCACTCCGTATTTCTTTTATCCCTCGATATCGTTTCTAATGATGATTTTGCATGAACCATCATTCGAATTTGTGACTCATCTTCACTAGACATAGTCTTAGACATGGTTCCTGGATTATCGAGCACTTGATCCATTCTATGATATAAGGATGCATATATACCCTTATATCATTTTACAATACGTTCGTAGATATACTTTAGCCTTTTAGATTCTGTATTCTCTTCTAGACGATTCCTTAAGGTCTATTCGTGCATAAATACATTTATGCACGAGTCTGTTTGGATATAGGTCTCTCAAAGAGGGTGGGTGTTTTGTATCCATACACATATTTAGTTTGCGGATACAAAAACGCGGATAGACCTTAAGGTCTCTCAAAAATGTAGATTGCCCCAATTAGAATAATTTTCATTATACGCAACTCGGCAATGAATCTATGTTAAATATAGGTTGTGGATTCTCTAGATCTATATCTACCATAAATTGTCCGAAAAAAGGATAGTCCAATTGATCCTGGGGTGTATGCGTATGCGAAGTGCGAGCAATCATTTTGTACATTTTAAAATTGGGGTATCGCTCTTCTCCTGACCGTTTGTATAATATGTTTTTCCCATTATCATCGGAACACCAGCGATTGATCGTTTGTTGCAATTCATCCCATTCGCTTGGGTCATCATCAATATCCATAATAAAATCAAAAATCGAACATCCTAGGCGACATAAATCAAATCCATAATTGGGGTCCAAACGAGGTTTGTCGCTATTCATAAATGGTTCGCAATTATATTGCGTAACTGCATCACCGCCAGGTGCAAAACTATCACTACAAAATAATTGTTTCTGGAAACGATAAATTCCGCGACCAAAATCTATAATTTTGAAAATTCGGCCGTATGTTGGAACGCGATATAATTTGTCCCCATATTTGTAAAACAAATATTCTTGGTCCGTATTCACATACATGACATTATTGGTATGTAGGTCGTTATGGGTAAAAGAAAACGCCTTTTGATAGGCGATCAGACTCATGACAATTTGGAAAAGCGCGCTCGCACCCAAATTCGCGTCGATTTGGTGATTCACAAATAATTCGTCCAAGGTTCCTGAGCACTTTTCCATACAGATCATTTGGACGGGGAAATCCTGAATGTAGGCGTATATTTCTTTAGACTCTGACTCTGAATCATAAGATTCGGAATCGCTAGATCCAGATCCAGATGCTAATTCGGAAGAACTACTGTAATTCAAATCACTATTTGAATGCGAACTTTCTGAAGAATCAGAACAAGAATCGGAATCTTCTTCTTCTTCTTGTCCAGATTCCTGTTTCGTATAAACCATTTCACATTCGTTACCTTTTTCGGTAATATTTATGTCCGAATATATATTCGTAGGTAGTAATAGATCAGTAACTGGATCCATTACCGAATCATCCGGCAAAATGGTCAAACGTGGTCGATTACGTCTCGATCCTTTAATATCATCCAGACCCGTGTCAGACCCCCCATCAACAAAAAACAATTTACCCACGTTTTCGTTAAAAAAATCGGACCCATGTAAATATTCATAATCATCGGAAACAGAAATGCGGTACTTTGACTGAATTCCCAAGAAAGACCCGTAAAAATGGACACCGTTGGGAAATCCATATTGTTCCATCAATTTACACGACAAATAGTTGAAAAAACAATCCACATACGAGGCATTATTTGGCGATAAAATCTTGGAATGGACGATTTCTTCTTTACTGTTTAATTGTGGTAGTTGTGTGTTTCGCGGGTCTTGGACTCCATATTTCCCAGTCATATATCGGTATGGATCCAATAATGGCGAGAATTTAACGAAAATAGGAACCTCTCGGACCTCATTCGAGTTCGCATTAAAAACATGTCGCAAATCTTGGATACAATAATCATGGTTTAGCATAATACGATTATAATTTTGCTCATTCATTTCGAAAAAATTCCGGTAAATGGGATTATATAATTGGATATCGCGAATATCATAGGGATTATAGGTAGTAGTGACAGAATCCTCTAAATATTGCTCCCTTAAAATGGATAAATCGGGAAGAGATGTTTTACAATAATTTATTTGAAACATGATTCTAAAAAAACTGTATATGCTTATTCAACAGAAATTTCACGCGGATCAAACGTAGGTTTTTTATCACATGACAGGATATAACAGTTAGTAGTCATTTTTCCTAAATATGACACTGGAATTGAAAAAATTTGATATGAGATGGATTACATTTAAACCCGATGAAAATAAGGGTCCGGTTATTGTCATGATCGGTCGTCGTGATACAGGTAAGTCGTTTTTAGTTCGCGACCTCTTGTATCACCACCAAGATATTCCGATTGGGACGGTGATTTCAGGGACGGAAGCTGGAAATGGATTTTATGCGGAGCATGTCCCCAAATTATTCATTCATGAGGAATACAATACGGTTTTGATAGAGAATATTTTACGGCGACAGAAGACGGTTTTGAAACAGGTGAATAAAGATATTGCCACGTATAAACGATCCACAATCGATCCACGTGCCTTTGTAATCTTGGATGATTGTCTTTATGATGCCACCTGGTCACGTGATAAATTGATGAGACTACTTTTCATGAATGGGCGTCACTGGAAAGTCATGTTAATTATTACTATGCAGTATCCTTTAGGCATTCCACCCAATCTGAGAACAAATATTGATTATGTATTTATTTTACGAGAGCCCTATTTGACTAATCGAAAACGTATTTGGGAGAATTATGCATCGATGTTTCCTACATTGGAGTCGTTTTGCTCGGTCATGGATCAGACGACGGAGAATTTCGAATGTTTGGTAATCAACAACAACGCGAAATCGAACAAATTATATGACCAGATTTTTTGGTACAAAGCAGAGACTCGACCCAATTTCCGTTTGGGATCGAAGGAATTCTGGGAAATTTCCAAGGGAATGGGGTCTGATGATGAGGATGAGGCTTATGATCCTTCTAAGGGAAAACGAAAGACGGGACAGACGATTAATGTGAAAAAGACGACGAATACGAAATGGTAATGCGGAGTGTAAATACGGAGTGTAAATACGGAGTGTAAATACGGAGTGTAAATACGGAGTGTAAATGCGGAGTGTAAATACGGAGTGTAAATGCGGAGTGTAAATACGGAGTGTAAATAAAATTATCCATATGAAATAATTTTATTTTGGATCCTAAAATGCAGGGGCATCCGTAAAAATTTGCGTTGTCGCCGGATTCAAAACTTTGGTTTCAGTAACAACATTCATAAAATCGGATATCGAGTGATGAAAATAAAAATAAATATATCCACCAGTTAGACATGCCACCAAAACCAGCAAAACATCTCGCACTACTTCCTTCATCGGTGGAAATAATCCATTGTTTTCCCCGGAAAAATATTTATATTCAACAAATTTACTGATGCAGTAAATAACCGTGATAATCACGGCCAAAAGAAAAACTTGTTCCATAACTTTTTATTCCCCTAAATAATAAAAAGGGCGGTATTTTATGTCCATTTTTTACGCAGAAGTAGCGGTAGGTAGATCTGTTTTTTTTCAATATAACTGTTTTGTTTAGTGATTTATTATATTTTATTCAATGCTATTATGCTA